CCACTTGGAACACCACCGGCACCGATAGCAACGATGCGGCCGGAAGCGATGACAGACTTATTCGATGGGAGGACCGTGTCGGCCTGAGTTTGAGTCGTGAGTTGGAACTGAGCAGCGGCTCCATTGTAAGGGGCGCTTCCCGTGGCTGTCACCTCAGATGTCGTGCCGGTCGCATCGGACATGGTGACGGCGATGTTGTGAATTCTCAGGACCGATTTACCCAGGGCGTCCACATAGGCGCCCAAATCAATGGGGTCCTGTGCGAAGGACGCCGTGTTTCCGATGTTGGTTGTATGCCTGATAAAAAATGAATCACTTTTAGCCATATAGTGAAAGTGAACCGAAATCTCGCTAATTAGGGTTCCGAACCCCAAGGTACTAGGAAATCTTGATGTATGTGGCTAGGGCCTCCGCTGGTTATGGCTGACATTCTATTACGCCCTAGCCACACACATGTTGCTTAGAAAGGCACTAGGGGGGTATCTCCCTACTATAATATTATAAGCAGGGGCCATCTCCGTAGGGATATGAAGGAGATAGACGACACAGAATTTGAGATTGAAGGCACTTTGGAGGACACACAGAAGGAGATTGCCGCGAATGCCTTGTACATGGTTAAGGTTCTCGGCCTGCTCAATGTGCGGATTCTGGCGCTAGAGAAGGAAGTGACACTCCTTCTTGAGCAGAGGGAGACCGCTCGAGCTCCAGAAGGTGGGGAAGTGGACCCGGAGTGGTATGCATGACCGTATTCTGCCCTGAATGTAGGCGCACGAATAGTGTCGAAGTCTTCGATGAGGACGATATTGGCATTTGGTTTCGCTGTACCGAATGCGAACTTGTAGAGTGGGTAGAATGAAGACCGGGCGCTGTGATTGTCCTAAGATACAGTATATCTGGTACGATGGGGTTCGGCCTACCTACCGCTGCCCAGGCTGCAAGCAGGGGGTGACTTGGTCATGAAGGAGCGCAGGAAGTCAGGGGCTACCCATTCGTTCAGGCTCACTCAGCGAGCCTCAGCGATTGTTGATAATCTCAATCACCCTCGGAGCCTAGGCGGGAAGTCGCGCCAGGTCTCTGACGCCATCGAATTCTACTTCGACACATCCAAGGGACTGTCTGTCAAGGAACTTATTGAGGACATCGAGCACCTAGAGGCCCGAATCGCAGCTCTAAGGGCAAAGAAACCCGAAAGTGGGCCTTCACCCCCTGCTTGGTGGCGACGTTTTTGGCCGTTCTAGACGCCTGTTTTGCTAACGTCTTGACCCATGCCCTTGATTTGCTGGAAGAGAGATTCACTTGGAGTGACCTTCTTTTCTTCTAGCACAACCAGATAGGCCCAATTACGACTAGGGTTTGTAGTTCCAACTACTGTGCTGGCGAATGCGATGTAGAGTTCTTTGGTCACTATTGTATCAGGGTCAAGTACGTACTCGACGATGCCATCGGAACCATGAGCAGCGATGAAGTCAGAACTAGAATTTTCAAAAGCATACCCGGACCAAGTACCCCAACCGAACCCTCGGTTATCGGTTGGGTCAATTTGGTCCGCCCAATCTGTTTGACGGGCGTTATCTGTCCATAGAGTAGATGTCATCACGTACTTTCCGTTCCCATCCGAGCCCTTATCGGCGCGTATATCAATAGGCCAAAAGTAGGCTCGTTGAACTTTCCAAGCTTTAGTTCGGTCGGGCGATACATAATCGAAGATATTCTGCGTAGTGCCGACTGAATTATCAGCGATATTGTATCTTCCTCGCAGGGTGAAGGTGCGGCCCATTACTTTCTTGCCCTCCTAGTTGCAGCATGCGCCCGCTTCATGAGGCGGGTGACGGGGGTGCGTGGATGGGCGCGCTTGAGTTTTTTCAGTTGCCTACCGAACTCCTTCTGATAGGCGCTAACCTTGCGCTTCTTCTTTGCAGGGAGTCTCAGGGTCCTCTGAGTCGCAGAGCGGCCTCTATTGCGGCGCCTTGGACCGCTCCTGGCTCTGTCTTGGGCTAGAGCCTCTCCAAACGAAGGTATCCCTAGTAGCGGATTCTCAGGATTGACTCCGCCGCCCCTGCCGCCGGTGGAAATTCCGATGAGAATGGCTAGCACCTCTTCTGCGCTATATCCCATTGTAATCACTACTGCTGGGAAAGGGCTAGAGCCATAGCAGATGCCTGAGACATTGTTTCGACGGTGCATTCCATTGTGATGGTGCAGTAAACGTTCCCATCGAACGCGGCAGAGGCTTCCCCGCCGAGGTAGATAGTGTCCACAGCCACGAGATAGCCGTTGGTCCAGAGCTGGGGCAGATTGTCGAAGTCTTCCCACACGCCACTTGGAACACCACCGGCACCGATAGCAACGATGCGGCCGGAAGCGATGACAGACTTATTCGATGGGAGGACCGTGTCGGCCTGAGTTT